TCACTTTTACCTTGCTCATAAAAATGAGAAGCAATAGTGTCGATGTTTCTAGCTCCGTATATAGCTTTGTGGTATGCACCTGGATCATTAACTGTACCATCTTCGTTTAAGAACTTCTTAATAAATGTTGTTAGATCAGATTGCGCCTCGGCAACTTCATTAACATCTTTAACACCGTATCTAAATTTCTTTTCACCAACCTCGAAATCAAAACCTTTGAAATCATTAGTAAAATAGTCTTTAGTTACAGCTTTAAAGCTTTCATGACTTTGCTTTGCTACCTCTTGTTCTTTGTTATATCTATTGAAAAAATCAGTTGCTTTTTGTTGTTCTTGAGTAACGCCCGGTCTCAACTTGATCTCGTCGTAATACTTCTTTTTCGTTTCCTCCAAAAAGTTTTTGGCTTTTGCAATTTCTTCCTTATAAGCAAGTTTCTTTTTCTTTTGCTCACGTTCCTCAGCTTCTTCAGGATCAAAATAAAATTTGTCTTCTAATACAAAATCTATTTCTTCTCTGTCTAAGTGAGGCTTAGTCTGTTTGTAGTATTCTCTAAGTAAAACATCTTCATCAACGTTAGTATAATCTCTGCTTAATCTAGCATAGTCTTCTAATGTGCCACCAGTTTCTTTCATAAACTCAACAAGTTTTTCTACGTTTTCAGGTAAATCTACTTGCTCAGCAACTGGCTCAGGTGCTTTTTCAACCGGTTTTTCTACAGGAACTTCATCTTCTGATACTTCATTTATAACAGTAAACTCTTCTTCCTTGGCTGGTTCTTCCTTAGTTTCTACTTTTTCTTCAACCTTTTCTTCTACAATCTCTTGTACAACTTCTTTAGTTTCTTCAGGTTGTTTTGTTTCTTCTTCTTTTTTAGTTAAATCTACTTTAGTCGTAGGTTCTGTTTTAACTAGTTTTTTAGGTTTCTTTTTAATTTTAAATTCACCTTGTTCTAAGGTCCCATCAGGAGCCTCTTTTACTTCTTCTTTTTCTGACATAATATAATATAATAATTAATAATTAACCCATTCCAAAAGGATTGAGCATTGGCATAGGCTCTTCACTAGGTGTTGGCTGATCTTTTTCAGTTGCACTTGTTTCAAAGCTTGTTGGTAATAAATCGTTTTGTCTTTGGTCTATTAGTTGAGACTGCTGAGTACCTTCAATACGTACTCTTTCATCTTTGCGGTCTTCAATTTCTTTTTCTTTGGTTTTTAAACCGTCAACCTCCATTTGCTTTAATTCTAAATCAAACTTGTGCTGCTGGTTCATAATCATTATCTTTACTTCAGCTTCTTGCCTATACTTCTCAACATCAAATTGTACTTTAGCTTGTTCAAACTGTACTTTTTGCTCTGTTAATATTTGTTGTTTTTGAGTTTCAGCTAATGCTTGCTTTTCAGCTGCTTCTGCTTGTGATTGAGCCTACTGTTGTATTTGCTGTAATTTCATTTGCTGTTCAGCTGCTTGCTTTTGCTGTCTACGCTGTTTTAGCAATTGATTAGCTAGTGTTAAGTTTTTAACCTCTCTAATGTCTATAGCATCTTCCAAGTCAATACCACCAGTTTTTAAAGCTACCTGTATGTTTTCTTCTAACTTAGCTTTTTCTTCATCATCTGGTTCAAGATCTAAAAATATTCCAAAGTCATAGATATTCTTATCCATGAGCTCTGTCAATGTAGATACATTAAACTTAGTTATGCTTGTTTGTAATGCTGATCTAGTTAAAGGAAACATTAAAGCATCACCTATTCTAAGAGATATGTTTTCACAGTTCTTAAGTGTTAAATATAAACTAGCTTGTAGTATGTGTCTAGTTGCTGTATTTGAATTAGCAGCAGCTATTTTTTGTAAACCTACTAATGAGTTTTTATCAGGACTGCTAGCATCTCTAGCTTCGTTTAGTCCCGTTACATCTCTAATAAGTTGTAAGTAATACTGGTAAGTTTGTATTAAGCTCTGTATTTTAGCCCCACCATTACCACTTTGTAATTCTTGAATAGGAACTTTACCAGGGTTCATGTCACCATCTTGAGTGAATGATCTACCAACAATAGAACCTGTTTGAAAATACATGTTTAAAGCTTCTTGTGGATTGTAAGTTGTTCCATTGCCTAAGTCTACTTCAGCTAAACCATCTACATCCATATAAACACCATCAGGAACTACTCTAGATAAAACCTGTTGCAGTTTAAGATGTGTTAATTGAATCATATCAGCAAAACCTGTTATACGGTTAACTAGTGAATCTATACGTCCTTTATACATTCTAGGAGCGCATATATTGTAGTTCATATTGACCTTAGTAGTGTCAGCACCTGGCCTAGTCATATTCTGAGCCATTTCCCATCTTAACATTTTAGGATGTCCTAATATTTTAACGCCGCTATACAGTACCTCTATAGATCTAAAAGCTTTAGTGAAGTTAACTTCTTCTGGTGGATTAAAAGCATCTGTTTTTTCTAATGCTTTTTCTAAACCATTTGGAGTTTCTTTTATTTTAAACACTTGATTAGTAAATGTTTTATATTCAAAATATATTACTTGAATTTTATCATCTAAAACACCGCTATTCCAATCGTTTCTATAGTTAGAATTACCTGGATACTTACTTATTTCCTTCAATTCTTCGGGTGTAAGCATTGGAAACTGCTTTTTAAGTTCAGCCATGCTAAGCCCTTTTACTTCACCTACATACCATATATCTTCAAAATTTGGATCTTCAGTATATGAATAAACTAAATTAGCAGGATCAACATAGCTAACTCCAACACCTTCTTGTAAATTAAACTCAGTTTTAGAGCAAGCTATACCTAATACCGTTAGATCATGGTTCAATCTTCTTCTGACTAAGTCATACTTGTTATAGTCTAATACATAGTTAATAGCTTCTTCTTGAGCTATTTCAATTCCTTGCTTGTAGTTAAGCTGCATATAGACAGACACCTCGTCTGGGTTAGTTGGCATATTAGATTTACCGCCACCTGTTGAAACGTCTAATCCTAATTGAGCTTTTGCTTTAGCTATATATTCTCTAGCATAAATATCTTTCATTAGACCTTGAACATATGCAGATCTTTTACCAGTGGAAGAAGGATCTTGAGCATAAGCTTTAATATCATAGTTCTTTTGAGACATTCCATTAACAACTATGTCTACAAATTTAGAAATAATAGGTACAGGTGTCCAGTCTAGATTTAAGTAAGACAAATCACCATTTATAGATAGTTCGTCTTTGTACTTTTGAACAGATTGCTCTCCTCTAGCGTATAGTCTTAATTGATGGAAGTTATTGTAGTTAGTTGAAAATCTATAACCTCCAGCACCTGTTCTAGTGCCAGAAAACCATTCGCCTTCTATAGCTTGTCCTACCTTTAATCCATAGTCATAAGACGCTTTAACTGCATCAGGTACTACCTGATCCGGAAATGAACTTCCATAACTAGTTTCTATCATTTATTTTGTATTTTTGAAACAAACCCTTCATTATCGTATTTTTTAAAACTTAAATTAAGTGGCTGTTTGTTTTTAATTGCATTAGGTCTATAATTGTTCTTGTTACAAGCCATAATAGCTAAACCAGAGCTGATAGTTGCATCATACTTAGTTCTATTGTTTATATTAAATTTAGACCAATCTTGTAAGGTTTCTTGAAGATACATATCACCAAACTTACCATCTAATATACCAACATAGTTTTCTATATAAGCTTCTATTGCCGCTGCATGCGCTTGTTTAATATCTTCACTTGAATTAGGTATTCCACCTATTTCTTTTTCTGTAACAGATAATCTGTTCCATAGTTTATCAGGTCTATTCATGCTAAAACCTCTATAACCTCTTCTTCTTAAGTAGTATAATAATCTAGGTCTATTATTCTCAGCTAATATTGGCATGCCATAAAATACCAAAGACATTAAAACTTCTTCAAAGAATATTTCTGATGTTTCAGGTCTAGCTATGTATTCTAGAAAGAAGTGATTAGGTGGCACATCTTCCATGCTAAACTTTGTTAGACCATGTAGAGCACCATTAGATCCTTTACCATCAACAGTTCCTGATATATCGTAGCTATCACATCCAAAAGCGCCTAAATGCTCGTTACCTGGATACTTAATACCATTTTTTACTATAATTCTATTTTGTAATCCACTTGGTGGAACCCAGCTAACGTTAAATCTACCATTTTTATCAGGAACAAACTGAACCCTAGTATCTTTAATCCCACCTTCCCACATAAATTTACCTCTCGTGACGCTAGCTTTGTTATTTAATTCTTCGTTAAAATCTATTTGTTCATAAATTTTAATTAAATTAAACAGGCTTTCTTTAGTTTCATCTCTAAACGCGTGAGCTTCAGTTCTTGGAAACTGTCTATAGTATTCGTTTAAACTGTCTTGATCTGACTTGAGTCCTTCAACTTCGTTTTCCCAGTGTTCAATGACTCCTGTTGCAATGTCAAAACCATCGACTCCTTTGACTGAACCCTTTTGTCTAACGAAGACAGGAAATCCAAAAGTATCCATGAATCCTTCGTAGTTCCACTCCATAGGGATGAAAAGAGAGTAGAGGCCAGAAGATGTTTGTCCGTTTCTATTTCTTTTAGTAACGTCTGAATTGTAGTATAGTTTTTTGAAGTTATTTCCACCTTTATCTAAAGCATTTGAAGTTGAGCCCATCATACACTTGCCTACGATTCTTGATCCTAGTCTTAACGTAGTTTTTGTAACTCTCCAGTTATTTAATATATTATCAGGTCTTTCCCATTTACCACTTTCATCATGAGCTAATAGTTTTAGCTTTTCACCATCATAAGAGTTATCACCTGTGTTTTTCCAGTCAATAGTTGTATCAAGTCCTTCTAGTTCTCTAAGTTGTTCATTTGACTCAAGCTTTCTTCTAGTAAGCTTTGATGCCGGAACACGATATGCAAGCTCCGTTTTTGGCCGGTCCATACCATCTTGAATGGGTTTAAAGAAGAACGGGTAGTTGACTGATATGGGTACAACTTTATCTGTGAACATTTTTTTGGCATCTGAACCAGACTTGGACAATATGCCGAATCTAGCGTCGGAAGATATTGTAGCTTGGTTAACAAGTTCCGCTGATGACATAAAAGAGAATCCAGATCGTCTGTTTTTAAGATAGCACATTCCGTAACATCTTGTATCTGCTTTACATGCTTCCCAAAATATAAAGAAGAGTCTGTTAGCTTCTCTATAGTCTGGTGCTCCAATATCGATTTTTGACCACTGGAGGTACATGTAATGAGTACCAGTAATGTAATTAGCCACGCCGTTATTGTAAAACCAATAACCATTTTCTCGCCTTTTGAATTCTTCGTCGATGTAATCATACCACTTTTCTTTAAATTCAGCTGGATATTCTTCCCAGTCAAATCTACTTTTAATTTTACTTAGCTCTTTCGGATATTCTTGTCTTTCCCAACGTTGCTCCGCTTTCTTTTCGCTTCGTTTAAACGGTTCATCTGCTGCTGGTAAAGCAATCCTGAGATCTTGTATTTCAATGATTTGTCCAATTTTTCCAGTTTTACTTATTACTATAAAATCATAATCAGAGTTATAACCATACTCCCATTTTTTAAATCTATTGTTTTTAGCTAATATCTTAGGATTTACAACGTCCTTAATTTCTCTCCAAAGTGTTTGCTTGTAACTCACTTACTTCTCCCTTCTGCAAAACCTTTAAAAGCTTTTTCTATTTTAACTTCTTTAGGTTTATTATTCAGCATGTCTTCTTCATCCTGTATTTTAGTCAATATTTCAAAAGCATCCATTATTGCTAGCTTTTTAGTAGCGGCAGCATTCTTTAATCTATCAGCGCTTACATCGTCGTCTGAGTCTACAATCTTTTCTTTTGCTACCTTTATAAGTTCCTCAATCGCCTTTTGCCCAGCTTGGATTATTTTCTTTTTCGTTTCCTTGGTATTCATGCGTTAAAGCTATATCATTTGATTTCATACAATAAAGTCGTTCACCATCTATAATAAACTCAAACTCAGAGTCAGGGGTAAACGTAATAAGTGTTCCAGGAGTGATTCCTAGCGTTTCTAATGAACTATTACTATATTTCACTACACCAACGTTAGGTTGTTCTTTTCTGTTCTCTAAAATGTTTTGGTTTTTAAGTGGTTTTACAAAACAATAATCTAAATGTGGTTTAAGATTATACATGTATATTTGTTCTGGTGAAACAAAATATAAGTCATCTTTAAAAAATGTAGAGCTATTACGTTCTCTATCTTTTTGATCATACCATCTTCTAAATATGTTGTGATGTACGTAAAGCTCATCACCTACTTTTATCTTTGAGGTGTAAGCCGCTGGAGTAGATACAACAGCAGCTTTTTTACTAACAAACCTATGGTTTTCAATACTTGTATTAATAATAAGCTCTTTTTCTTCAACCTTTCTAATATTGTCATACCTTTCATCTAGTGGTTTAACAATGAAACTGTATAAACTTTTCATTAGTACTTTAAATCGTACTCTACAGATATTGCCATATTAGCGTTAAACTTTTTCCAAGGCAAGACTTCATTATTTTTAGTTATAAAAATATTATATGATTGATCTTGATCTTCAAAAAGAATATCACTAATAGTATGTCCACCGTACACTTCCTGACCAGTTGAATAATGCATTGCATCATTCTTGTAATCAGAACCTATACTAATCTTCCTTATTACTTTCGACATCTTCTTCTATCTTAGTATAAGAGCCGTCTTCTAGGTTTATTTCTATTGGGCCATACTCAGCTTCTAACACTTCTTTGTAATCTTCTATCTCTTTGTTGGCTCCAGCTATATCATGAAGTAATCCATGTTTTTGGCTTTCTAACATACCTATATTGTGAACAAGCTCATTAAGCTGTTTTTGTTGTTCTTGAATTAATAATAATTCTTCTTCTTTAATTTTCATTTGATTTAATTTAATTATATTTATTTTACTCTGGTGGATCAGGTATTGGATCAGGCGTTATACCATGCTCCTTTAGCTCAGCTATCCACTCGTCTTCATCTATGGTTTCATCAATAAACCATTTAGATAAAAGCTTTTGATGAGGATCTACAAAGCCATAACCTTCAACTACTTCTTTCATTGAGTTTTCATATGCTATCCAATAAGTTCGAACAGCAGGGTTGTCTATAGGAATATTACCACTCATAATCTTTTTTTACATTTATTCATCTTCCTCTTCTGGGTCTGGGTCAATACCATGTTCTAATAGAACACTTTTCCATACAACTTCGTCTATGTAGGTTGTTAAATGATTTATAGTGTCTAATCTTTCTTCAGTAGTTACAAGGCCATACCCTTGAACAGTTGTTTCAGTATCATCTTCCCACGTAATCCAATACAAGGGAGGGTTTGGAAAAGCTATACTACTCATACATCATTATATTTAGCAATTTCTTCTGGGTCTACGCCAAGCTCAGCTAACCTAATTAACCAATCAGCTTTGTCATAGTATAATGGATCATTATCTGGTTGACCACTATCTATAGATGTTCCTTCAAGTGCTTCACCATAATGTATTATAGATTTATCATCATTATATGTTATAAACCAAGTGTCTTTATCTGTTGCTAATATTCTTATCATTAGTCTGTTGGATCTGCTGGTTTCCACTCAGGAGTTTGCATTAAAGCTAAAAACTCTGTTTGATTTAATGTACTAACTGGAGTTAATGCTCCATTAGTTATAAAACTTGGTTCAACTAAATAAGATATAACACCTTGAGTGTTTGCTATATTTCTTCTCATTGATTGAGTTGAGTCTTCTGCTACTTGGCTAAATATAATAGCGTTAGTATCAGATAAGTTTACAATTGTATATATTGTATTATTCATTTTATTTTTAATTTACACCACCAGCTATATTAGCTAGCGTCATGTTTACACTTAAAGAATTTCCTTCACCATTTGGAGAAGATCCTGATATATTTATTGGAAATGACATGTTTGTTGAAACTCCATTACCGCTTGTTCCTACGCCATCTACTATAGCGCTTTCTAGCATACCATTACTAGTTCCGTCATTTGAACCTATTTCGTCTAAAACTGTCCAGTTGCCAGCAAAAGAACTATTAGATCCTAACTGCCACCACGCTACAGGAGCCGTGCCAGAAAAGTTGTGTAAATTGCTAGGTAGTCCTTTGTTATAAATCTCTCTAGCCTGCGTCACTGTTAAATTAGTATTCCATATTGACACATTTGAAATTTCACCATTAAAATCATAAGAAAAATTACCATTACCTAATTGTAACTGTCCTAAGTATACGTTTCTATTACTAGCTCCATTACCATCTGGAAGTGTTGTAGGAAAATTACTGGAATCAGAATATGTGCCATCAGATAAGTTTCCGTTTTGATAAACTTTTATTCTATCATCACCAGAAGCAAGTGTTCCATCAAAAACAACAACAATATTTTGCCATACGCCTACTGGTAAATCACTAGATGATATTTGGTAATAACCAAAACTACCTGTTAAACCATTTTTACCAACCGCTATTCTTAAATTACCAGAGTTAAGCCAAAAATAGTACCCACTACCACTCGCATCTCCATAATTATAACCCCACAAGCAACCGCTATTTTCATCGTCTTTTTTAAACCACAAACTGGTAGAACACTTTGAAGCGCTACCTATGTTGAGGTCGCTTTCAAGTCCTAAGTTTATTCTATCATTACCATCAAAACTCATGGCATACGGGCTATAGCTTGAAGTTGTTAATAAGTCACTTTGAATAAGGTTTGATTGAGACATTCCTGAGCTTGCGCCATCGTTAGAATTATTGCTGTCGTCTAATATTTTCCACCAGTCTGTAAAATTAGGACCTTCTGGAGTTATATCGCCTTGTTGTTTAGGAGCACCACCTATTCCTGTACTTCCATCTCCAGATAATCCACCGCTAGGCGCTGTTCCAGTATTGTGCCAAACACCAGCTCCACCGCCGCCTGCATAATAAGTACTTGTTAGAGAATATAAATACCCGTTTCCTCCATTTCCAGGAACTTCATTACTCGTGGCAGCTGTTCCAGTATTAGAGTAGCCTCCGCCTCCACCACCGGCTCTTTTATTAGAAGCAGCACTACCGTCAGAGCCTTGAGAGCCTGTCCCACCAGCGCTTGTAAGAGCACCACTAGAGCCACCTGGGCCGCCACCAGATCCACCGTTTTTTCCAGCAGATAAAGCGTTGCTACCAACTTGACCAGCACCGCCACCGCCTCCACCTATAGCTGTAAATGTTGAAAAAATAGAATCTTGGCCATTTTCTCCTTGACTACCTATTGTACCACCCGTAGTTTTTAAACCACCGGACCCACCTTCTCCTATAGTAATATTGTATGATTGAGCACTAACACTTAGCGACGTTCCATTTAACAAACCTCCACCGCCGCCACCACCGCCACCTGCTTCTCCATTAGAAAGATTCACTGCGCCACCTCCACCGCCGCCGCCTGCTACTATTAAGTAATCACTTATAGTTCCAGCATTACCAAAAGCAACAGTACCAGTTCCAGATTTTATAGAGGTTATAGTATTACTACCATTTATTACGTCTGATTTAGTTAATCCAGCACTAAAAGCTGCATTTAAGTTAGTAGGGTATTTTAATACAACTATACCTGATCCACCAGAACCTCCACTACCCACGTAAAGAGGATTTGATACGAATTTACTACCGCCACCACCACCACCGCCCCCGGTGTTATCAGTAGCGCTAAAGCCATCAACAGATAGTAAATTATAAATCTCAGTTGCATCGAGTTTGTACCAAGCTTTTAGATTAGAGTTTTGAGGTATATTAGCTAAAGTTTGTATTGGTGAGCCGTAGTTATAAAGAGTTTCTACTTCCGATCCTATTAATGCCGTGTTGAATACTTGTACATTTGACATTTCGCCATAAAAAGGAGCTAAAGGTGGAGTATTATAATAATCTCCAATAGTAGTTTTTTTACCAGTAAAGTCATAAGTGTAGTTAAAATTACCATAAGTTGTTAATGTTTGAGGAACATTATTTATGTAAATTTTAGAATTAGCAATATCATATCCTTTATATACACAAGTTAAATTATACCAATCAGTCGTGTTTAAAGAAGAAATATCACACCAAGCATAACCCGCAGTTCCGTTATTAGCTTGTAACCATAATCTACTTATAGAACTGTTAATCCAAAAACTACCACCTCCGCCAGCCAAGTCTCCTATATAGAACAATCCGTTCTGAGTGCTTATAGAATCAAATTTTAACCACATTGAAACAGTTAAATCTCCAGAGTAAGAACTACCTAAAGAATCACCTAAACTAGTTCCGAAATCTATATAATCAGAATCAAAATCAAAAACATAATCTTGAAGAGCACCATTTGGCGTTAGGTAATTAGACCCCATGTGAGCTGAATTACCAAGTGGGTAATAAGCCACAGGTGGACTAGACAAAGCCATTGGGTTAAAAGGTGTGCCACTATTATAAAGAGTTGCTACAGAGTTTGATCCAATTGCTGGAAGAGCATAGTCGAAAATGGCTACTCCATATATTTGACCATTAAAATATTTTGAATTATGGTTCATTCCACCAATTCTAACTGGTGTATCTGTTGAGCTAACAGACTTTGTTGCTGGAAAATCTCCCGCAGTGTCTTCTATTCCATCAATATATAATTTTAAAATAGTTCCATTATATGTTAAGCATATATTATGCCAATTACCATCATTAACAGTAGCACCGCTAAACGTATCTGTACCCCAATCGTTGAAAGTTATTTTACCCGATCTAAAATCTAACTCAAAATTGTTTCCAGTATTTCCCGTGTTACCAGTAGCTACAATTACATCCCAACCGCCACCAGCATCAGTGGTTTTTATCCAAGCTGAGAATGTTCTTGGTGATGCTCCTGAAATACCTAAATTTGAACTTGAATTTATTTGTTGACCACTAAAGTTCATACTATAACCTTTATTATTTCCTGTCTTTTCGTTAGGTAGACGCCATTGTGGATTTATATATTCTGCCATTTATTATTTTTTAATCTCCCATTCGGTTCCATAGTTGGAGTCCTGTTGATAATTGTTCTGGATTTGGTACATTACCTGATCCTACAGCATTAGCAAGAGTTTGTATATTAGCTTGAGCAAGTTCTGTGTTCCAAACCATTACTTCATCAATTTTACCTTTAAAGTGTAGTGAATCTGCACCATTGTTTAATGCACCTATATAAGCATCGTTAGTTGTTATAGTTTGACCAGTACTAGAAGTGCTAGTGTACTTAGGATTTCCACCATCTACATATATTTTATGCGTGTTTGTCCCATTGTAGGTTACAGCAACATGGTTCCATTGTCCAGCTGTTATAGGTGTTAAGGTTGTGCTTGATATAATAGTACCATAACCAAAACCAACATAACCATCGTTAACTCTAAAATACCATCTTTCAGTACCACTCATTGCTCCTATTATAAAATAGTTTTCTTCAGCTATATCAGCTTCTTCTATAAACACATAAGCAGATATTGTGTAAGCGTTACTATTACCAACTAATGCTCTTGGACTAGCTTGTACATCAATATATTCTGTAGATCCATTAAATGATAAAGAACTTGTACTAGGAACTAGTAGAGGTAGTATAGCGTCACTAGATATTGACCAACCAGCACCGCCATTAGCAACAGTGTCAGTCAAGTAAGATCTAGCTTCCCAAGCGTTAGCAAAATTAGCACCACCAGACCTATTTGAGTCAAAGGTCATACCTGTTTGGTCAGCAAAAGCTTTATTTTTTGGAAAACCACCGTTGGCTTTAACAGTGTTAGCCCAACCAACAAAAGTATCTGTATAATTAGCTGTTGACATACCAGAACCTCTAAAGAATCTACTCATACTTCTGCTAGAAGTGTCACTTGTGTTTAATGCCCAATTACCAATATTTTGATCAAAAGCTAAAGCATTGTAAAATGAATATATACCACCTATCCAGTCACTCATACCCCAAGCGGTATACGTTCCTTTACCACTTACGTTTGTAATTGTTTTACGACTTATATCTTGATTAAATAAATCGTTGTTGTAAAACATTTTAGACCATTCTCCAGCATAGCCATACTGTGGATTGCCAAGTTGACCTAAGCCACTCATGTCCCAGTTTGATATATCTCCATTAAAATTACCACCAAAGAATGCACCCATTGCTGTAGGGTAGTTATTAGTAGAAGAACCAAAACCATTAACTTGGCCTACATCCCATGCTACATAAGTTTTAGCAACTGGAGTGCCAGTGCCAATAGTAACATCTTTTGTTAATAAATCATGTGTATATCCACCCGTAACATTGTTACCTACATAAGCGAAGAAACTAGCAAGTCCTCTAAGACTAGTTAGATCAATCTTCCATTTGCCTATTGAATAGTTAAAACTTGTAGCGCCATTAAAGCATCCGTGCATATCATTTACATTAGCCGTATCCCAAGCTAAATAAGCGTCAGCTCCAGTTCCTACAACTTTAGTATCAATGTCTTGGTTAAATGCAGTACAACCAGAAAACATAGTAGTTATAGTAGTTATATTGTATAAGTTTAAATTAGATATACTTGGATGATTGAAAGGTGTACTACTAAACAAAGAAGAAGCGCTTGTGCAACTTTGAAGATCCCATCCAGATATATCTGAATTGAAAGCTGTACCAGAAACAAAACCACTAATGTTAGTTACTTTACTTAAGTCCCAATTAGAGAGTCCAGTACAAGTAAAGTTAGCATTACCACTAAACATTGAACTCAAATTAGTAGCAGCTACACCACTAGCCCAGTTAGACCAGTCTGCATTAGCTGGCATATTACACTGAGCAAAAGCTATGGAAAAATTAGTAATACTAGTAACCCAAGTAGGTTTAGTAACTTTTCCGTTAGCGTCAACAGGAAGCGTATTAGTGAAGCCTGTTTTGTTTAGATTAGTACCTTGAAAAGCTTTGGAATATGTTGTAGCTATTTGACTTCCCCAAGCTATTATTTTTCTAACTCTGTCTTTATTACCATATTGACCAAATCTCCACCCATTAAAGGTTTCAGTGTCGTTTTCTCTTATTTTTACTCTATATATCTCAGTTTGCCCTGTCGTTGGATAAGTAAAAGAATTTATATAACTAGTATATGGCTGGTTTGTAGCTGGATTATTAATAAATCCATTTCCATCACCCCAATCTATTTTAGCATTCATATACCCCCAACTTCCTATAGTAAAAGTTTCTTGGCCTGGTTCTAATTCTATTTCTATTTCAGCAGATTCAAATGGTATATCAACACCACCATCTGTTATTGTCCAACCGGCTTCTAGTAAAGCATATCTTCCTTTAGCAGCGTCTGAATCATAGATTTGATATTGCCAAGTTACTCCTGGCCAATTAACTGGAAAATTAGCACCACCTAATACATCTACAAAAGCAACTCTATCATCAGTGGATAAGTAACCTGTTATTTTAGCAAATTCCCCATAAGTGCTACCACCATTCATTAGCTGCACTATATCACCAACACTAGTTAATTCTTTAAGAACTACATTTGCATCATAAACAAACATTTGCCCTGAAGGTATACCTGATGGATTACTAACATTACCTCTTTGAACAGCTAAGGGGTTTCCAGGTGAATATTTACTAGTACCAAAATCTAAAGGAACTCCTGAGTTAACAATATTAGCTGATTGAGCACCCCAAGCGGTTAGTGTATCATCGTAGTTAGTAGTTGTTCCACTAGCATTTATGCTCGTGTATGAGTTTTGTTGACTCCAATAACCCCAGTTACTCTCAGACCCTGTGCCTAAATTTGTTATATCTAATCCAGCAAAGCTACTTATAAGACTAGAACCAAGCCCAGCGAAATAGAAACCTTTCTCTATTGAAGCGTTCCATGAAGATAAATCTATAGTTCCTATATTACTTTCAAAAAACACTTGTCTTAAATCACCTGTAGAACCGCTTACATCCCAATCTTCTATTCCATCAATCCAAGCCCGAGTTATACCAACTTGAGAATTAGGTCCATTTAGATTAACACCTTCTTCGAATAATGATTTAAAGTTTTCTACATTACTAACATCCCATGCGTTGTAAGTTCTAGCCGTTGCGCCTGTTCCTACAGTGACTTGTCTAGGTGTTAAATTCCATGCTGGTCCATTAGGGTCAACCCTAGCTTTTTGAAACATATTACTCATGCTTGTTGCGCTAGACGTGTTCCAATTTATTAAGTTTCTAGGTTTAGCACCACCATGACGTTGGTTACTACCAAACATCCCTGAAAAACTAGTACAGCTTTTCACATCCCACGCAATATATGTTTTAGTACCTACAGTCACCTGCTTAGTAGACATGTCAACGTCCATTCCAACGCTAGTTTGTCCATTTGGATTTTGAAAACCGGAAAAAGATGTTACATTATCCGTATTCCAATTACTTATATCTTGTTTGAAACTTGTACACGTTATAAACATAGAAGACATATTAGTTACACCTTCTGTATCCCATGCTAATTGCCCGTCTGATCTAACTCTAGTACTTATATCTGTATTAAAACTAGTTCTTTGAAACATAGCACCAAGGTTTATACCACCCGTATCGGCTAATGTTCCAAAAACCCATTGATCTATTGGAAATTGTTTGTTAAAAACATCGTAAAACAAACTATTGAAGTCAGTTACTTCTGAAACATCCCAAGTGTTCATAGAACCATTAGAATTAGTTAAATTATAGCAATAAGCAAATGATTGTTTTAAAGATACACCTGGTAAGAATACACAAGCATCTGTTGCTGTTATATCCATATTGTTACAACCATTAAAAGCTCCTCTTTGAGAAAAATTTCCAGTATACTGTCCTCCTAAGCTGTGGTTGGATTCACCCCACTTAGACACTTCTCTTAATTTATTAGCGTCATTTGAGAGATTATAAAACCAAGGATCAAAGTTACCAAATATAGATATATCATAATCACCAGCTGTAGCATATGTGTGATTAATACCATCCACCCCTGAAACTGTAGTACCATCTCCAAGATCAATAGCAACGCTTTGTGTTCTGTAGTCTCCTATGGATTGAACTTGAAAACCTAGATCTCCGTTACCGTAATTAGAGTCTCCAACGGTTACTTTATATACCATAGGAACACCCACAAGCATATTAACCTCATTGTAACATCCATCTGGATAAGTACATCTTATAATACTTTCACCGCTAAAATTACTAGCCCAAGATACAACACCTGTGTTTTCATTTATAGTCATACCAGCATTAGTAGAACTAAAAGTGCTTCCAGCAGGAAAGCTAGATGGCGTTATGTTGCTGTAAACGTCTCTATCAACAAAATATGATGGATAAGCAAATGGTAAAGGAGCGTCTGGAGTAGGAGTAATTATGTTCCAACCTCTATCGTTTTCTAAGACATCTCTGTCTGAATTAACTAAAGCAGGCGATTCAGTTATTTTTGGAAGATTAGCAGTTATGTTAGTGTTAAGGTTAGTGGCTTTTAGCCTCCTCATTAGTATGTCACCTTGGCAAACGCTAAACCCACCATAATTAGTATTCCAACTACCAAAGTTAGTCAAAGAACTATAATCAGCATTAGAAGGTAGAGTTGCTGTACCAACTGGAGAATAATAAAACATTGCAGCTACAGTTGTTAAAGCAGATAAATCTACGCCGTTGTCTATATTTACAGTATTTACTCTAGTACCTTGGAACGTATAAAGAAAACTAGTTATCTTACCACCATTTAAAACAATTGAAGAGTCCGCATTTAAAGTGTTAAAGTTTGTAAAAGCGCTTTCAAAACTAACTGGGTTATTATTATCAAAAGTAGCAGTGCTAAAATCAGGAGCATCTAATAGTTTAGCAAATCTCCAAGTGAAATAAAAGCTTCCAATATTGGAAAAATCTATATTATTAAAGTTCATATGGACCCCACGCTGTGAGTCTAACAGATCATACCCAAAAAGCTGGAAAGCCTTAGTTACACTTGTTGGTGTAAGACTAGCTATAAAAGTATCAGAAAAATTATCACTAGGATCAATTCTCATTAGTGAAGCACTACTAAACATTGAGCCTATATTAGCATTACCAGCACAAGCTCCCCATGTACTAAAACCTATTACCTCTTTTAGTTTACAATTATTAAAAACATTTGAAAAATCAAAGACATTAGTTAACCCAAAATTAGATAAATCTACTTTAGCAGTACCTTGACTTGTTAAAGCGGAGTTAAAGCTACCAAAATAAGGAAGCATATTACCAGGCCAAGTAGTCCATCCTGATACATCTAAAATACCGTCGTTTAATATGCAATTCTGAAACCAACCGTAACCTCTCCAACCTGCGGGATTGAAGTTAACTGGGAATTTCCAATTAGATAAATTTGATCCAGCTTTAAATTTTGTTCCATTAAATAAGTTATCTAAATAACCAGTTGAAGAAGTTGATAGATCAAGACCTGCCATTTTAAACTCACACCCATCAGTTACGTTAGTTCCTATGTTTGCGAAATTAAATGTAGAAACATTGTTAGAATCAAAGAATTTTATTTTTAATCCAGTAGCATCTAATTTTTGTAAGTTAGCTAAATTAGCAAAAGGACCTCCAAGTCTCCAGCTAGCTCCACTAGTTGATAAATCCCACGTTCTAATATCTACTTCTAATAATGAAGTACAACCTAAAAACATTTTACCCATTATACAACCAGATGGTTGATTAGATCTTTGAGCTGTTCCAGCTATAAAAGATGTAGTACCTATATCTGTTAAGTTAATACAGTCTTTAAAAGCTTCTTCTACTATTGACCAAGGATTTCTACCCCAAGATATTACTTTAGTTATATTATTTTGACCACTGACAATTTTAAACTCATCAGCGTAAGTATTGTCAAGCTCGTTATTTATAGAAATAATACCAGCACCAGCACCAACAGGACTATTTATAGTAGAACTTCCACTCGTTTGAGTAGTACTTCCATTTTGCCACTTAATAGTAAACGATTGTCCAGTAGTGTTTGGAAAAGCTTCTATAACTACATCACCTGTTACCTCAAACTGAAAATCGTATGAACCTGCTGGTCCCCAACCTGGTCTACCCGGGCCTGGCTTATTCGATAAATCAGGGATTGGCATCCCTAGTCCCATAAACATACTATACTAGTATAAAGCTATTATCTCTCCACCTGCAGCATCTAACGTAGCGCTAGAAGCGTTTATCTTTATAGCTAAAACCGGTAAGAATGAACCAGCTGTAACACCTTTGAATAAAACAGGTGTTGAACCACCTTCTAAAGTTACAGTTATGTCCATACCTACTCCAATATATAAAGCTACGCCTATACTATCAGTATTAGGTATTCTATCACCTAAAGTGTAGTTACCTGGTTTTAAGTCTAAAGCATCGTGAGCAAAAACTCTTGGTTCTGCATTTTGAGTGCCTTCTAATCCTCTTATTGCCATTTTATTTATTTATTTATTTTTGTAATTTTTTCAGCACCTCTAGATCCAAAGTATGCTACATATACTGTTACCAGCAACGTTTTTAATAAGTTTATCCACGATTCATCAACGTCGAATTGTAAGTGAAAAGAATCTACAGCCATCATAAATACAGCTGATCCAGTTAAGAATACCAAAGCTAACGGTCTAGTGTTTTTACTAAGCCAAGAATCTGACTTCATATCAGATCTCCATCTACTAGATACTTCTTTCATTTCAGCTATGTCTTGCTCTATAAGCTTCATTGCTTGTTCTTTGTCTACAGCTTTAATCTTAGTATCACTTGAAATTAAATTTTTTACCACACCAAGTGTTCCTTGATTAGGTAGTACATCTCCAAGCGCTTGTAAAACTTTAGGAGCTTTACTAGCTAGAAAAGCACCTACTTTAGTTTCTTTAAATGTTTTCTTCTCACTCATTTTAATTTAATTTCTTTCACCCATTTAGCGTTAGGGAATTCATAATCACTACCTGGTTGCATTATAAATATATTAAACAGAAATAAAGGTTTTTGGATTGTTATTCTCTACATAACCAACTATTCTACCGTTTCTTGTAACTCTTTGTTTTTTTCCTGACGTTTGATCAACAGTTAATGTTTTACCATTAATTATTATTTTAGTAGCATCTGGCTTTTTTGATTTATCTTTCTCATCAATATCTATAGGATTTTCAACTCTAGCAGACTCACTCTCCATTGGTGATGATTCAGTAAATTCACTAGTATTAGCTGAAGAACTCATGCCGTACATTCTACTAGGCGCTAATGGATTTTTTCTTGAATGATCTTTACTATAACTCATTGTATTTGTTTTTAATTTTTCTTTGCACTTTAGGATCAGAAGCCTCTTTCTCGTGAGCTAGATAATGTGCTCCATCTACTTTACTGCTTCTTTTAGTTTTTATAGTACTAGAGCTTCCTTTAGGTTTAAAAAACATATGTTCGTTGTCATAGCCAAACCTACCAGTGTCTTTACTATCAGGCATCATTTGATCATAGTGAACAAGTTCATGAGCTACAACGCTTTTTAATTGAGCAGGATCTGTAATGTCTTTATTTATTCTTATAGCTCCATTATTAGTTGCTATACCTAAAACACCGTCTTCTTCAAGTGTTCTGTAAACTGGTACGTGATTAAATTTATAAGGAGGTTCTATTTTAAAAGCCATTACTTGTTCATATTATAAGGAAAGTTATTATTAAACCATTGCTTGCGCTCATCACAACCGCAACCACCTGGTATTTTATCTGCCAACTTTTTTATTCCAGTTGCCTTTGTAAACTTTTCTATACTATCGCCTAACCCTCTTGACTTCATAAGTTTTTATATTCTCCAGTTGCGTCGAAGCTTGGACAAGCTTTGTTAGCAAACTCATTGTGTGAATAAATAATAGCTTCTGGATACATCGCCTTAAGTGTTTTAAGCACGTGTATCAAACTTTCTTTTTGTATTGGTGTTCTAGTATCCTTAGGGGTCTTACCATCACTCTCAACACCACCGCAATAACAAATTCCTATTGAATTACGATTGTGACCTTTGCAATGAGCGCCTGTCTTATCTATATCTCTACCTTTTTTTATAGAACCATCTAGCTCTATATAAAAATGATAACCAATATCCGACCAGCCTCTACCGTCTACATGCCAATCTCTAATAGTATCAACTGATATATCTTGACCTTCTCTAGTAGCAGAGCAGTGTATTATAATCTCGTTTATGTTCCTCATTTCTTTTTATTATGTAACAACATCCACTTGTGCACAGTGTACCCAATGGTCAGCATTAGTAGTATAACTTCTAAAGCAGGCTCTATCCAGTTCATGCTAGCTAGAGTAAATGAAGAAGCATTTAGTAAATACAACTTCAAGTCCTGTGTACCCATTATTTTTGAGCTTCTAAAGCTGGGTTGCCTTTATAGACAACGTTATCTATAATAAGACTATTGGTTATCGTACCATCTTTAGATGTCATAACTCTTTTTCCTATAACAGGTTTTTCTTTTTGTAAAGCAACTCCTGCTGGCTTTTGTTTTTCTCCGTAACTTGGCATAATTTTTGTTTTTATGTAAATAAAGATCCGTAAGTGTTTTCTGGACTTGTAACATTTTGTATCATGTTTTGTCCATTAGGATCAAATACTGGATTTGGTTGCACACTAGAATTTTGTGCGATATTTTCTGTAGGCTCTGGAGCTTCTGGATTGTTATTACCTAAAACACTTCCTTTTATACTGTTAACACCCATATCGCTACCCGTCAAACCTGTTACTAATCCTCCTAAAGCACCTTGCAAAACGCCTCCCGTGACTCTAGCACCTGCTCCAGCTAGCATTTTTAATTTTTTGCCAAACTTTAGATCTTTATAGCCTTTTTCTTTAAATTCGTCTTTTAGTTGACCAACTTCACTTCCAACACCTGTAGCAATTCCAGCTAAAGAACCAGCGGTACCTTTTATCATAGGCATTATAAGCTGCGGCGGTATAGCCTTTGCTGGTGAAGTTTTATTTATTTCATTTGTCTTTGTTGGCATATTCAATTGCTTTTGTTATTACTTTATAGCTATATCTATTACTATTTTCTAATTTAGTTGTAGGCATATTTTCTTCGCCTAACATAATACGATACATTCTACTAATTAGCTGCTTGCACTTATAGGATACTTTATATATATGATATTTTTGAGTGGTGCGGTTTCGTTTCCTCCACACTATAATCCACCCTTGTTTCAATAATCTGTTCCAGCGCCTGTTATCCCAGCTAAATGAGTACGTACCTT